CTGATGTAGTAATCGCCCCGTTGTTTTGAGTATTTTTCGATAAGTTCATTAATGTTTGAATTGGTAATTTGAGCAATAGTTCGAACGCCAATGATTCCATCTGGGATGCAACCAACGGATTGCTGGAGTAGCTTAACTGCTCTGCCTGGGCCAGCATTAACTCCCATTGAGAAACAGAGAAAATCCAATCCTTTGGGAAGTTGGTTAGCATAGGTGGACATCCAGTATTTAGCTTTATACATTGGTGCAACATCTTCTGGAGTTAAATTCTTCATGGTTTTAACTTCATGCCCAACCCATTCTTCCCAGACTGCTTTAGTTACACCTAAATTGGTTTCGCCGCCTGGATCACCAATTTTGTCACCATCCACCCAGCCACCTTCTGATTTTAAAAGTAGGCGCAAACATTCGTTGTAATTATTTTCCATTTGTTATGCCAACTTGGGTAGCCAGCCATTCTTGTAAGCTAGTTAATTGGGCTGTGGTTTCAGCACAGGATTCAGCAAGCCGATAGTAGGCGGGGCTTTCATCAGTTCCGCTGGCGGGGTTGGAAAGGGTGGGCAATTTACCGCTACTGGAGTTGTGCAACCCGCCATAATAGCTACGGACAGCAGACAGCTTAGTTTCGTATTCATTTGTAATGCTCCTATTGGCTATTTCTTGTTGTTTCTTGATTGATTCGTTTTCTGCTTGTTGCTTTTCGGAAACAATTTTAATCTCATCTTTGAAGTTAGCAAAGCGTAAATGCTCCACATAAAAGCCAGCCCCAAAGCCCCCAAATAAAAGAGCAATATATATGTAAGTTTGGACACTTGAGCCGCCTATTAGATTTAGCCCATAGCTAAGTATATTTTTAAACATTATTGGGGTTCTGCGCCAGACATTTGTTTAGCGGCCACAGATGCCGCACCAGAGCCAGAAACAATGCCTAAAGCACCAGCAAGTTCTGTAAGGCTAATTTCGTGTCCAGCATAAATTAAATAGATTGCGGCAGTTGCTACCACTACAAAGCCAAGCATCCAAGCCCAACGAGCAATATCGTGGGTTTGATTATCTTTTCCAGTAAGGATATGCGTAAATATTTCGTTCATTTTTGATTACCAGCTAATAAAGCCACTACCACAGCAATTAATTGCATTGTCCATTGACGGGTATCTCCCGTATCAAGACATGGAATCCAATCTAGTATGCAAAGCGATCCTATTGTTGCCGATATTGCCACTACATAAACTAAAAGCCAAATTAATACTTGCCTATAGTTTTTATTCATTTTGCATGATAAAAACCAGCAATAAAGCTAATAAATCCACTAATGGCTGAAACTATTGCCATTCCCATCCAAAACCCACCACGACTTTTATTGGCTAAGGCAACTAACTCTTTTAAATCTTTTCGAATCTCAAAAAGTTCGCCTTCCATTGCTTCGACTTTTTGCCATAACTGGCCATATTTAACTGGGTCAATTTGAAAATCGGACATAGCAAAACCATAAATAAAGGGTTGATTGATATATTATATTGTCCGATATATTACAGAATGTATTTTATCATTTCTTCTGGCTTTAGAAACGCATCGGGGTTATATTCAGTAAAATCCCACCAGAGAAACTGATTCTGCGCCAAATAATTATGGGACTTTAATAAATTGATGTTTTCTGGATGCCCAAATATTAACGGATCAGATACAGACCACAACACCACACCAGGTTTACCGCAATCCCATGCTAAATGCTGAAAAAAACTATCACAACCAATCCAAATGCGACACTCAGCAATTAGTTCACGCAGTCTGGCGACTGGCAAATTCTTTAGAAACTGCTGGGTTATCTGTTCTTCGCCATCAACTCCGACTTGCACAACTTCCTCAGAAATTAATGCTAACAATTCTTTCCAATAAGGGTAATTTTTTGGATTAGTTTTGCCATTTTGTAATGGTTTGGCAAATGGGGCAATTAGTATCATAGGTATAACTTCCTATAGGCATCCTCAAGGCTACCTTTCCAATTCCATTGCGCCATCTTTTTATAGATATTCCAGCGGTCTAAATTCCCAAATAACGCTTGAGCTTCCGCAATAGATTTGCCTGGGACAATATCTGGATAGCAAGTGAAAACAATAGGATTAGGCACATCAGGTAATACATGACTAAAAACAATATGGTCACCAGCACCACAATTAAGCACCACAATGGTATTGTCGCTATAACCGACAATGTTTCTAAAGATGTTCTCATCATGTGCATACATATCCTCTCTGGATTCGCTACGGATGCCGCCCCCAGCCTTTAAATGCCAGGTTGTTGCATGGGGAGCAACTAAAACTTTGTATCCTTTTTGATACATTCCATAAGTAAATAGCGTTTCTTCCCGATGGGCTACACGAGATAAGCCTAAGTTATAGTCATTTACCCCAGCACGATATAAGAATGAGCAATGCAGATGTTCAACTTGCTTAATCTTTTCTATTTTTCCCCATTGAATATTGGGCTCTTTATCAATATCGGCAATTTTTCCTGTGGATTCTGATGTATCAAATACATTAGGCATGGTAAGAATTGATCCACCAGCTGCGCCTACATTCTTAATTTCTGTGGCGTAACTATGTAAATTTTGTAATACATTTGGCTCTGGAATGGCATCATCATCTACACGCCAAACCCATTTATATCCCATCTCATTCGCTTTTTGATGGATGTGATGCTGACCTTTTTTATCGGCAAATAACCATTCCCATTTAATGCCCTTGTAATCTAATATTTGAAATATGTGCTGATATATAGGGTTTTCCCGCATATCTTCGGGATTGTCGTTGTCATCGAATATAACCAGCTTATCAGGGCTTTTAGTTTGATTGGCTATAGCCATTAAGACCATAGGCAAAGTCGTTGTGTAACGACCTCTAGTGGCTACGGAGCATAATATTTTATTAGACTGCATTTATTTTATTTTGTGATATTTTTTAGCAGTCCGTTGCGCCTTCGTACTGGCTAAAAGTCTTTAATACGCTATAGATTGCAGGAATTAAATCACCTTTTAAATCTTCAATAGCGATGTAATGAGCATCTTCACGCACAGTAGACAAATTCTGGTGTCTTGCATCTTCGTTGTAATAGATTGCCACTTGAACCTGAACTTGGTCTTTTGTGCCAAAGAAGTTAGTAATTCTAGCGTAGGCTTGAGGAGCTGGTACGCCAAACTGGGTTGATGCTAAATTTAATTGTAATGCCATGATGTTGCTCCTTTTGTTTAAAAAATGCGCTATTAATATACCATTAGTTGAGTTTAGGGGTTATTTATAATCCATTAGTAAGTCATTTCTGTTGTGCGAATTTGGCAAACTGTACGAATAGTCGTACTAGCCTGTCCTGTGAATGTTACTGCTAAACCACCATTAGTTGTGTCTGCTGTGGCGGTTACTGTCCAAGTTGCCGCACCTGCATCAGCATATAAAGAAGTAACTGTAGGAGTACCGACAAGTGCAGTAGAGGCAGCGTTAGCACCTCTTTTAATTACTCCTTCAATACTCCAGCCTTTAGTATTACCACCCCCAGTTACCCCAGAGATAACTTCGCCTTTAAAGAAATAAGCAGAGTTATTAGGTAGGATTACTTGGTTTGTTGTTCCTGCGGAATTGGTGTCGCTTGTTAATACTGTAACTGTAGCATCTGTGGTTTGCCTTGCAAGTACTAAAAATCCGAATTGAGATGCACCATTGGTACTTGATATAGGCACATTACAAGGAGATGAAGCTATATATCCAATTAAGCCCCTAGTGGTTGCACTATTTCCCCCAATCGTTGCAGAATAAGCAGAATTGGCAATATTGTATGCGCCACCAGCAACAGAAGCCGCTGCTCCTGAAGCTGTATTTTGTAAACCGCCACCAACAAAACTATAACTACCTGAAGCAGTATTTGTTGCGCCACCACCAACTGTTGAATAAATTGAACCACTAGCGGTATTTTTAAATCCTCCAGCCACTACAGACCAATCACCTGAAGCCACATTCCTATTAGCCGCAGTACCAGCATCACCACCACCACCGATAAATGAATAACTACCAGTAGCTTGGTTGTTTCCTCCTCCTACGACTACTCCATGAGGAGTATAGAAAGATAGA